GTAAAAGTCAATCTGCTCGTCATCATCGAGCCTCAGAAACTTCTTTGCTTCTGCGTACAGATCTTCCATGTGTTACTCCTTTTCCTGCGCTACAGCATTTTGTTGATCCGTAGCCTGTGTTTCAACTTTCGGGTCAATTCCTGCGGCTGTCAGAGTCTCCTTTGTTACCTTGCATCTTCTGTATGCTTCCTTATCTCTGATCACATAGTCTGCACGCATAACTGGCTTAAACAGCTGCAAGTCCTCTGCAAATGCATTCAAATTGCCAACTGATGCGGTATCGCTTCTCTTGATTGTAGTTCGTTTGCGGTCAAAGATTCTTGCTGCTTCCTTAAAGTCTCCTACGTAGATCGGAGTAGAGCCATCTGCCGCGTTAGGCAGATCGTTGTTTGGAATTACTTCTACGGTCAATCTATATGGTCCACATGCTATAATCTTTTTTGCTGCATTTGTTACATCAGGCATTACTAACGGTCTGCCGTCTCCGTCCTTCAGGCTATACAGCCAGGTAGCTCCAGTATCATTGACTACCAGTGTTGATGTATTCGCGAATGTGCTGCCCAAATCATTGATCACAACCGGCATCAGATCGTAGTAACCTGTTACCTCTTTTACTGTCTCCTGATTTGCGTCCAGAATAGCTAAGATCTCAATATTATCGGTTACGCGGGCTTCTTCTCCGATGTCCTGCACAATTGTCTCAGTAAGGTTTGCGTCGCTATCATCCAATAACTCCTCTGTAATTGCAAGATAGCCGGAATACTTCTCAATGTTGTACGACTGGCGCTCGAACTCGATGTCTGCCAACTTCTGCGCTGCTTCCGCCTCGCCTGTCTTGATCAGGCCAGTTCTCTTCTTTCTCTTTTTAAAGGTTCTTTCGCCTTTCTGAGTAGTAACGTTCTCAACGCTTACTAGCTTACGTAAACTGAATACAGCATCACGGTATGTCTCAATTCTTGTCTGGATATCGTCTGGGACGGTATATCCGCCAGCTGCCTTTGTGCCTTCTGTCATTGTGTTTGTAAAGCCGTGTCTTGCCATGTTGGCAAATTCAGCTGTAGAGTCTTTCTGGGCTTCTGGTTTAACCGGATTGAGTCCGCTTGGTACTGGATCTGGCAGCGCGTTAGTTACATCCTCTGCCTCGATCTCTAATGCCATCTCATATTCTTTCTGGAGGTCATCCAGCTCTTTCTTCCCTGCCTCTGCCTTTGCCAGATCGTTCGCTCTCAGCGCATCGCTTACTTCTGTCTTCTTAACTTTGATTTTGTTCAATAATTCCTCTGATAATTTCATCGTTTTCTCCTCATCCATAGAAATCCAACATATTCTGGATTTCTTTCATTCTCTTTTCCTTCTTGTCTTTTTCTGTTCTGGCCTGTGCCATCATCTCCGGAGTCAGGCTCAGTCCTGTTGCATTGGTTACTTCTGCTTTCTGTGGTTCGATGATCGCATCGGCAAATCCATAGCTGATAGCTTTTTCTGCCGATAACCATGTTTCCTTGTCCATCAGCTCCAAGATCTCGTCCATCGGTCTGCCGGACTTCTGAGCGTAGGCACCCGCCATTGCTCGATTCAGCTCTTGTAACTCTTCTGCCGTGCGCTCCATCTCGTGATAGTCGCCGTTTACATTGGCTGAGACGTTATGGATCATAATTGCCCCGACAGGAGCGATCAGCACCTTGTCAGCACCCTGTGTCAACACTCCGGCCGCCGATGCTGCTATGCCATCAATCATCACAGTAACGTTTTTGCGCTGCGCGATCATGGAATAAATTTCCATTCCCGCCGTTACCATGCCACCTCCAGAATTTACGTGGACTACAATTTCTTCATCGTCCTTTGCATCGGCAAAATTCATTTTTAGATGCTCTGGAGTTGTGCATTTCATCCCGAAGAAGTCGTAATACCACTCATAGTCGGCTGTTACGATATCGCCACTTATCCAACACTCTTTCATTCTTCATCTCCTTCGTTCTCTTCATTTCCTCCTGTGCCGTACTGTGTACCTACATCCTTTAACGGGATATAAGTTCCGTTAACAATCAGCTGATCGCCGCCCTCTTTGGCTTCCATATCCAGTTCTTCACGGACCTCGTTAACTGTGTAAACACCGTGATTAACATATCCGCATAAGATCTTCTGCTGTGTTTCGCTATCTGTACGTAAGGTTGCCTTCTCATTAAATTTGAAGTATTCTCCTCTCAGCATTCGTTCCGCACCGAGAAGCTTGTACCCCATCTCCTCCTCGTACAGTTTCAAACGGATCGCTTCTGTATCAATCAAAAAGTCTAAGTTCTGCATCTCGGATGAGCTATATGATGATTTATCATAGTCGTTGATCTGCGATGGTTTTACACCAAACGCAGCAGCGATTCTTGATGCAGAGTATTTTTTCAGTTCCAAGAACTGGGAGTCGGTGAGCTTGTAACTTAGCGGCTGCAGCTGCATTCCGGGTGGTACTGGGATGATGTTTCCAGCATTTTTCGGGCCGGCTAACAAGCCTTTGAATTTTTCCACGAGCTGTCTTCGCCGCCCTTCGTCGAGTTCGGAAGTAAATTGTAGTGCCATGCTTGCGGACAACCCGTTTTTATACAGATTGTTCAGAAACTTTTCATTGTTCATTGCTCCGTCTACGTTCATTTTCAGAGCGTCACGGACTGAAATTCCAACGATTCCGTCGGTTGAGTACCAAGTCTTAAAATGCATTACATCTTTGTGGCTAAATACATATTCTTCGCTTGAATACCTGTCTACATAGTCATACCAGATTTGTCCTTTTCCTCCGAAAATGCCTTTATCGTCTATGAGGACGGTGACATCTTTTGAGGGCATGATCCATAACGCATGTACTGTGCGTTTCTTCTTTTTGTCCCAACTGGTTTGTATCCATACATAACCATTGCCATAATGTTGTACGTTAAGCTCTACCGTAGTCCAAAAAGTAGTCGGAGTCATGAACTGGTTTGGTCGTATTGCAAGCAGATAATCAATTTTGTCTTTCGGATCTGCTCTGGCTCGACCGTTCTCCGTCTTCACATAATGTTTGATCGGTAGTTTGCCGATACCCTCGGAGAGCCTTTTCATACAAGCAAAATATGTTGCCTCACTCAGCTCACCCTTCGTCATTCCTTCCGGGTCGATTCCAAGCCACTCTAGCAGATCGTCGTCTCTCCCGATCACTGTTGTCTTATTCAGCAGTGCGTTTTTTGCATTTATAAGTCTTTGCAAAAGTCCCATTAAATATCTCCTTCTAGGAAAGCGTCGATTGCATCCTCTATTCTTGATTCTGTGAAGTCGTGGTACATTGCCAGCTTGAATCCGCATAGCGTTGAGTCCACTGGGTCAATTCGTTTCGTTGTTGCGTCTTTGTCAACTTTTATCAAGCCGTTGCTTTGTCTTATTACTGCATTCGACATTGCGTAATTCAATACTGGATTTTTAAGATACATCACGTTTCCGCAATACACCTGCTCGCGGAAACCGTTTGTACACTCATTCAATGCTTTGTGCGATTGAAACACCTCTTCAACCGTGTATCCTGCATCCGAAATGTCTTTCATTGCCTTTGCCGCATTCGCTGGGTCGAAACAAAGGCATTGCAGGTCCAGTTCATACTTTCTCGCAAAATCCAGCGCCCATTTGAGTACCTGTCCCTGATCTACGATCTCAGAATTTGTGATTGTGATATATCCATCTCTCTCCCAGGCATCATAAGGAGCTTTATCTTTCAATACATGCTCAATCAGCCTTTCTCTTGATGGAATGAAACTGTGTGAGAACACAATATAATTCTTGATTGGCTGCCCTATGTCGTCTTTTTCTCCCGTATCAATCGGGATAACCGGGGAAACTGATGTTAAATCTAACTTAGCGGACATATCAAAACCGATATAAACTGGAAGCCCTTGCAGATCTGGCAGCTTGTCCGGTGTGACTTCGCATAGTTTCCACTTGTGCATGTTCATGTACTGATTTTTCTGCTGCTGCACCCACACATTCATGCACTTTGTTAGGAACGCGATCATCTTTTCAGGAATTTGCTTTGCAATTTCCCACTCGCCGCGTATCTTCTCGCGGCCTTTTGCATAAGACATTCTGATCGGGTTCGCCTTCCACCACGCATCCTCGTTTTCAAGTTGTTGGTTGGTTGCGTAGTCTTCCTGATCAAGCTCGTATATGTCGACTAAGTATTCGTCGTTCTCTACGTCGCAGTCTGGATCCAATATTCTTGAGCAAAGCTCATACTCCTGAGTGTAGCAGGGGTAGGTAAGATCCATTCCCGCTGTTGTGATGATCATCAACAGGGACTCTTTTGTGCTCGATCCGAGTCCCAAATCGTAAAACTCAGTTGTCTTGTGCTGATGGTACTCGTCCAAGATCAATCCAGCCGGGTTTGTTCCATCTCCGTTCTTTCCGTCATCTTTGGAAAGCGCCTTGATGAATGATTTTGTTTTGCGATGCTCGACGCGATCTCTCGTGATTCTGAATTTTGGTTTAAGTGGTGAGCCACTTAGCATCAGTTTTGCCTCTTCCAGTACGATCTTACTTTGATCGTGTTTGGTTCCGGCCGTGTAGTACTCGTATACCTCTCGATATCTGCTCGCGGATACTGAG